ACGTTCTTTGCTCCTGTGAACAGGTTTGAGTAGATCGACGTAATCTATTATGATCAAGTCGGGAACTATGCCCATGTTTTTACACTTGTTATAGTGATTTTCTATTGCGTGAGGACTAGCTTTTCCCATAGAAAATTCTCGTATGATCAACTTTCCTGGTAATTTACTTACAGCTTCTTCGACCTCGGCTCTGTGCATGTGTATGTCTCGTACGTCTATTCCTGTGAATATAGCATCGTACCTTTTACCCACATAATCTTCTGAAAGTTCTAGTGTGTAATGGGCTACCGTCATACCGGCTTTTACAGCCATTGCTCCAAGGTTAACTAGCATCCAAGATTTACCTCCTCCTGGATTTCCGAATATTAGTCCCAAATCTCCAACTCCCAGTCCACCAGCCAACAATTCATTGACGTTTGGCCACGGCGTAGGTACTACTTTTCTAACATCTTGTCTAAATCTAGACTCAACGTCCCTATCGTATTCGTGACCTATCGACTTGTCTTGCCCAGACTTAAGAGCGTTTTTTATAATAAGCTCTATCTCTTCGTATTTACCGTTTTCTAGTAAACTAACCGAATTTAATATTGCTTTTTTTATTTGTTGATTTCTACAAAAATTATTGAATTCTTGCTCAACGTACTCTCTATCTTCGTTACTGGCTTTTAGAGACTCTTTTAAGTTTTCTATTACAGACACACGCAACACTTCGTTGTCGATCTTCTTCACTTCTGCTTGCAAAGAGTCCAGAGTGGGTACTGTATTGTACTTATAGTAGTACCTAAGCACTTCTGCGACTATCCACTGACCAGATGGACTATCGAAGTAGTCTTTTTCTATCGCGTCGTGTATATTTTGTAAAAACTCTTTGTGTTTTAATAAACTCGATAGTACTTTTATTTGAAAACCGTGTCCGTATTGATTTAGTGAATTTAATACCATTATTATTTTATGTTTTTTTAATTGGCTGATACTGCGAATGACACTGGTAAGCTTGGTGCGTTTATAACTTGGATGTTTTTGTAAATACACGCTCTAGTATATTTTATAACCTTTTCTTCGCCAGAGAATACTAATCTATTATCAGAGCATTGAGCAATCATTGGAAGTGTCTCTTCTCTTTCACAATAAAGTATAACACTTATATTCTCTTCTTCATCTTTTATATGATATTTTTTATAGTTTTGTAATCTTTCATCTAGTGTGCCATACATTGTATTTACGAAGCCAGAACATGTGTGTTTAATAAGATTACCAAAAACATCTTTTTGTCCATCTGTATATGTTAGCTGAAATACTGGAGTATTAATTTTATATATTTTCACTCTATTCTCATGTGCGAAAGATAATAGAGGAGAAAATGCTATAGCTCCAGCAGATAGACCCAAAGTTTTTAAGAAAGCACCTCTATTCATGTTTTTTTATTTTACTCAATTCGTGAAAAGCGTTGTATAACCACGACTGTAAGTTATTTATGGAATTTCCTAAATCGTCTTCATTATATAAAATTTGAAATTCTCGTGGATAAAAATTCTTATTAGGATTATCCAATAACTCAGCTATGTGTTCCATAGATTCTTGTGGAATGTTAGGATCGTGAAGATCCATCAATAGTTTGTTTATTGCTAATTGATTCTTAAAAGCTAAAATTTTTGAATGGACCTTATCGTTACCCAATTCACACTTTTCTAACAACATATTTAGCGTAAATTCTTTTTCTGTGGTCAATTCTGGGAAATGCTTTACGAGAGTTTTTATTCCAAGCCCATTAACGCCCGGTACGTTATCTCCTTTGTCACCGACTAATATTTTATGAGTTAAGAAATTTTTTGAAGTTACTTCGTACTCCTCTAAAACTCTCTTTTTGTTATAGAATATTTTTTTAGTAGGAGAGTAAACTTCTACGTTATCGTTGACCAACTGTAAATAATCTCTATCACTGGATAGTATGGTTATCTTCGATTCTGGTAACTGTTTTACCAAATAACCAATAACGTCATCGGCCTCTACTTTATCTATGGACAATAAGTCGACAGGAAGACACTTTAGATAGTCTATCAACCTGACCAATTGATTGGTTATTGCCTCTGACTCTTGCTCTTGATTTTCAAACGTATCCCAGTTAGTGATCCGTCTTATTCCCCTATTAGCTTTGTATTCAGGATATATGTACCTCTTGTTTGTGGATGAACCTTGCCCATCGAACACCAGTATGATTCTGGTTGGTCTGACCAGGCTTATCGCGTAACTCAGAGACCTAAGATAGCCAGTTAAACCTCCCACATGATTGCCACTTTTATTAATGTGTCTAATTACAGTAAAAGATCTTATAAAGGTGTTTAAAGAATCAACTAATAATACTCTATCGTTGACTTTTTTCTGTACGACTTCTTCTTGATCTGATCCTTTTCCTAAAGAGTCAAATATCTTTTTGTAATCTTCTTTCAAAACTTAATTTTTTATTGTTAAAAAAGTATAAAATTAGTATATTGCTAAATTTTTTAGTAATAGTATTTCATAACTTTTCATATTTCCAATAGTAACCATAACATATTTTCGGATTTTTTAATTCTCCGTTTTCATACTTTTCGTATGTTTTACAAGAAGAGCTTATATTTCCTGGATGCTTTTGATTAGTATTTCTCATTGCTTCTCTTACACCATTGTAAACTTGTATAATCTTGTGTGTGCTAATGTCTATTTTACACACATTTTTAGATCTAGGGTGCAATATTCCAAATCGGCCTGTGAATGATTTAGCATTTCTATCTCCCGCTATTCTAAGCCTACCTCGTATCCATTCTGAATTTTCATATATATATTCTTGTTCTTTGCGCTTATCTATCAAAATATCTATAACTTTATTGTTTATCCATATTTTATTTAAACTAGGTGGTTTTACTCCATTTGACTTATGCATAGGATTATTTTTACCCTTTGTGCTAATCATACCTAATGTCCATCCAGAATTTATATAATCATCTATTCTATCTAATGATACTAACATTTCTTTATTATTCTTATAAACCCATTTCGTTTTTTGTTTAGGTTTTTCTAATAAATCAATTCTTTGAGCTATTAATAAAGCAGCAGCAATTTCGCCTCTTTCAATATGAGTTTTATAATGATCTTCTATACTAATACATGATAAGTTTTCAATACTATTATTTTCAGGATTACTATCTATATGATGTATTTCATAAGATCTACCTAACTCATCTTTTGGTATTTCTCCAAAAGTTGATTTCCATATATTTCTAGCTATAGAAGTATCTCTTTTTTTGCTTTTCATAAAATAAAAAGGACTCATCGAATGCAAAGGTCGTGCGATGACCAATGCATCTAGAGTCCAAAGTTTATTATAGATAGTTAATCGCACTAACTCTCTAACTATAATAAATATATGATAATTAGTCTTCTGATGTATCGAATATCTCTAAATTATCTGCTTCTTCTTCCACTATATCAAATGTATCCGATCCTAGAATTTTTGCCCATTCATGGGAGTGAGTACTTTGATAAGCTTTAATAGCTGCGGGCTTATCATCGATGAATCCATGAGGAGTCATTATTACTTTTGCAACTGCTGTAACTCCCGTAACGTGATTTTTATCACAAGAAATCCTTGTTCTCTTAGCAAATTCTATGTCTTTACCGCCTTTGGTAGCTTTGATCTTATTAGTACCTGCCTTTGCTATGCTACCGAACGTAATAACTAGTGAAGAGTCAAACATCATAGTTGTACCGCCCTTGTTTTGCAATGTAGGCTGTCCCATTGGATGATCTGGTTTTGCTACCCAAACTTTATTTATTGCCACGAGCGTGTTTGTATATTGCTGACTTTCTTTTCTGCTTAATACAATTTTTTGATTTATATAATTACCAAATTGAGTTGACATAGCCCCAGCGGCCCACTCGTTATTATTTGTGGACTTTTCTATACTCATTCTACATGGTATCGATCCAACAGAATCCCAAAAGAAGCACAGATCATAAGGTAAATTACCTTTCTTTTGTTCGTCTAACATATCTGCTATAAAAGCTGATACATCCTCTATGCATTGTAATTTTTCTCTATCTACGTATACAAAAAATCCGTTGTAATCCTTAACAACTCCGTCGTCGTCTGGGATTTCTTCAAACTGTAAACCCATTTGCCTTGCGTGCTCCCAACTCCATTTCATTTCTGTGATTATGAAGACAGGTAATATTCCCATCTTTTGACAGGATACAGCAGCTTCTAGTAAGGCTGTAGTTTTTCCTGTGTCGGAGTGGCCACGTAAAAGCGTTATGTGACCTACTGGTATACCTGGAATTTGTAGGGCTTCCATAAACGCCGATGACAGGGGGATCCATTTGTTGTCTTTGAACTTTATGGATACAGTAGATAAATTTTTGCTTTTTTTGAAGTTGTCAAGATTGAACTCCTTCTTTATTGCGCTAGATACGGAACTATTAAGCCCTACTTTAGCCTTAGCCATACTTTACTTGTTTTGTCTTGATTAAAAATCGAATAAGTCGTCCAGCTTTTTATCTACTTCAGACTTAGGTGTACTTAAGGTAAACAACTCTGACTTTTTAGGGGCAGGATTATCCCAAGGTAAATCGCTAGCTGGCTCTTGTTTAGTAGATTGTTCGGTCTCTTCCACCGTTTCTTCAGGATTTAAGTGAGACATGAGATGAGATTTCATATCGTCGTAACTGTAATTCTTAAAGAGTTCGTTGGGATTTGGTTGCTCTGATAACCAAAGTTTAACTTTATTTGCGTCGTCTGACAACGCAGTAACTTTAGTTTTGATACGAACTGTTGAGGTGTTGTAACTAAGACCAGTCTGCTCTTTACTCTGAGTCTCGACTAAAATGTCGCGACCTGAGATCACATCTGTGTAATCGCCTACATCCTCGTCTTCCGCAATGGCCAATAACTCCATGTAAACTTGTTTACCGAATTCCCACAATCTAACGCCTTTGTCCTCTTCGTTTCTAACGATTACGGGTACGAATACTCGCAATTTTGGATCCAATTTTTTTGCCAAAGACCAGTCTTCTTTGTTGGAAGATTTCCTGAGCTGTTGCGCAAATTCGATGATTGGATCTTTTTGACCAAAACTCTTTGGCGAGATCATCGTTTTTTTGTTAATGTCGTAGTGAAAAAATAATTCCCGGAAAGGATTCGACTTATCGAACTTAGAGGGAACTATTCTTACCAAGTGTTTCCCTACAGCAGGTTTCCAAATTGTCTTGCTGTAATCTTTGCTTTGGCCGCTTCTTGGATTTTGTAATGCAGCCAAGCGATTTTTTAGTGCTTGAATGTCCATATAACTGTATTATAGTTTAATAATTAAACTTAATTAAATGTTACTAATTGAAAAAATTTATCTATCGAGTCCGCCTACTTCTATGACGTTATGTATAACCGTGTTTAACTTTCTTAAAGAATCACCTTGAGTTAATAGCATTGAGTTTTTGTAATCTTGCCAATTGATGCTAAATTTTGTGTCCAACACTCCGTAATTTAGTGATTTTATTAGAGTGTTTAATGCGTTAATGGTATACAGAGTGTTCGTATCTTTTTTACGGTGCAACAAAATAGTATTAGGCAGTATGCGAGTTTTTATCGGAGATTCGTCTATCTCTATGTTGTAAGTACACATGTATTCATCCGACTCGGGACTGGCCAAAACAAAAATCTTACCGTACATTATTCTGTACTGTCGATTAATTTTGTATATTGATTCTTGCAAATCTTCTTTGTGCGAAAACGTGCAAAATAGTTTGTTCATTATTTGCTCTCTTGTAAGTTCTATTTCCTTGTTCTTATAATTCATCGTAACCATTTATGTTAATAAATATCTATTTATTTTCGTAAAACGAATATGTTTCTCCGTACTTGTACTTAACTTTCATGTCTCCCTTCTCTAGTATTTCTTTTATTCCAACTAACGTATCTTTACCATCGTTTGGATCGAAGTCAAACAAAAAAGAGTCGTAAGTTATCATAACAAGTTTTGTATTTGTCCCAACTAAAAATTCTCTCAACTCCAATATTTTATCTACGTTTTCTTTAGTTTCTAAATTTTGTATTATGTAATTAAATAACTTCATAGGCGTCATATCTTCGTAATACTTAACTATTCTTCCAGTTGGAAGTTCAAACTGTCTATCGTTCGTATACTTTTGATATATGCATGCTACGTACTCAGAAGTTTTTGCAAAAAACGGTATCTTTTCGTATTTCTTTTGTACGCCTCCATAAAGTTGTTTAAACGTTATTCCCTTAGATTCAGCGTACTCTTCTTGAGACACTTCTGATTTTCCAAAGTAAGATTTAGCTAAGTACAAGTGTACACTGTGCTCTTCTTTTGGAAATTGATAATCTATTAATTTTGCTATTAATCTTGGGTGATAAGCGTCGAAATCAAACTCTACAAAGTAATTATCTGCTACGAAACACTTTCTATATTCGCCTTCTTTTGGTATAGCTAAAAAGTTGATACCATTAAAAGAATTGGTCGGTCTTCCTGTTAAATTGTACAAATTATAATAGGTTAGTAATTTACTTCCTATTGAAGAGTGGTGTAAACACTTTATCTGGTAAGTCTTACTTGCACAATCTATATCTACGCCAACTCCGGATTCCTCTACGTACTTGTAAGCGGAGGTTAATTTGTTTATAAAATCCGTATTACGCTCTTTACCGAAATACTGTTTTACGCTGTCGTATTCGTTTTCGCAATATTCGTAGTGTTTACTCACCGGTATTATTTCGTTAACTGAATAATCTTCGTAATACTTGTTATAAAAATCGTTGTGCAACTTTGTACGATGATCGATGTTTTCAAGAGAGTTCTTTTCGTCGAGTACGGAATGGTTTACATCTATTAAATTTTTGTGGTCAAAAAAATACGTGTGATATTTTTTATCAAGTACGTACAATTTATTGTGAGCCATCAAAAAATTCTTAATTAAATCAAAACTCAAACTAAAAGTTTCGTAATGCTTTACACAAAGCATGTACCCCTTGTTTCCAGGATTGTAATACACTAAAGTTGGACTATCTAAAGACGGATGACAATAATCGTTACCCGCTATTATTTTTATGTATGCGGTATCGACTGCTTGTAACTTTGAAAATTGTTCTTTGTTCTCTACGAGATAGTGCATTAACCTTTATTTTCCATCTAACATAACAACTAATTGATTACGAACGAATTTTTATTTTTCGGTAGGTTTTGCGAATTGATCGTATTTTTCACCTATAAATTCTTTTATGCCTAAAAAAGACTTATTCATGTCTTCTACCAATCTTTTATTTGTGTCTATTATTCCAGCGCGGATATCGTATTGAGATACTCTCTTTTGATTCAATGGGCCAGTGAGTTTCCAAAACAGACCTATAGCTTGATACATACTGATATCGTAATCTGCTGTACCGTTTTTTATGGAATTATACTCTTGTTCAGACACCTCTGTGACGTATCCCTGTTGATTTATTCGTTTAACGAAATACCTAATTACGTATCCCTTATCGTAATCGCTCTTAAGAGGCGAAGGATAATAAGGCACAGGAGCAGACTGGGATTTACCAGTTAGCTTTGCTTGTTTGGTTAATGTTCTAATAGACTTAGCAGATAAACTCTGACCAGCGACTCCTGGTGCGTTTGTATAATCTTCTATTTTGGTTAACTCTATAGACGGACCAATTATCGGATCTGGACCTGAGAAGGCTCTTCCATCGAAAGTCAAATGATACTTACCAGAATAAGGAATTCCCGATTCGGTGTATTCGTTACCCGAAGTGGTCAAATTCGTCTTTACTTTTGATTTAGGATAATATCTTATCATGAATTTAGCTTAAATACAATTGACTCTCTTTTTCTCTTCTAGTTATTAAACCTCTCACAGGTTTCCTATCAGCTCCATCACCTGCTATAGTCGTAGCGAAAGTTTTTATGCTTTGCGCCACTATTTGAGAGTTTTGTCCGGAATTAATAGCTTCCCATACTTTTGATTTAGATAAATTACCAGAACCTGCGTTATACCCTAAACTTATCAATACTACTTTTTGATTCTTTGTAAGTTTATCGTAAGATTTTAAATTAGCGCGTAAAT